CAAGAGATTCTGCGCCGCTGGCGGGCAGAAATGGAGGCGGGAAAGTTTGAGGATATTTCCACTCGGTGGTGTGACATGAAGGGTGGATGCGTCAGCAGTAAGGGATACCCACGCCCCTGCACGGAAGATCGTCTGCTGGCCTGCATCAAACGATGGCTCCAGCAGCCAGCGGAGGAGGACACCTGATGGACTACGAAAAGCTTGTGGCTGAATTAAGAGATTGGTTGCCACCAGAAAGTGAGAAAATCCCATACGGAGAACTAGTCGGCGCACCATATCCATACAACCTGCAAGGCCCATTGGTGTATGCTGACGAGGTATGTAACTTAGTGGAAGAAGCTGCGGATGCTATCACTGCCCTGTTGGATGAAAACGCTCTGAAAAACAGGAAACCAATGTGGAGGAAACTGTTGGAGGCGGTTAAAAGCGCCTTTGGCTGGGGGGACAAAGGAGAGGAGAACCCTGATGGACATTGAGAAGCTCAGAAAGAGTTTGCTGGAAAATTCTGATCCTGACGGGCCTTGCATTGAGGATGATCTTATGCAAGCCGCCGCCACCGCCCTCTCCACACTCCAGGCCGAAAACGAGAAGCTGCGGGACGAGCTGAAGGCGGTAAGAGAGGAGGCGCAGCAGTTTGCGGGGAGATAATCAGTCCTTGTGGTATTGTGTACGCCAGCGGGCAGGCCCTCTTGTTAAGGAGTGCAGGGCGCTGCGGCCACGGCTGAGCCGGTACGACTCCCGAGAAGACCGGCGGGACAAGAATGAGATCGTCCGGTCCAAGCACACCGCAGTGTGCAGGACTCAGGTGGATCGGTTGGAGCTGCGGCTGGCGGAGTTTGGCTTTCGGGGCAGCCATTATACGATGACCTGTGACGACTTCCACCTGCCGGACAGATATGATGGGATGCGAAAGATGTTCCGGGCAGCCCGGACGCGGATGCAGCGATGGCACGGCGGGCCATTCGACTGGATCGGCTGCATCGAGGGCAAGCACGGGGACCACCGGTTCCACGTACACTTAGTGCTGCGCGACGAGGACTTCTCCCCGGCAGAGGTGCGGCACCTGTGGACGGCTGGTGACGTGGATGACGAGCCGGTCCTGATGCGGGAGGGCGGCTACCGGCGGCTGGCCAAGTATTTCAACAAGGAGCGGCCGGACGGATTTGTGATACCGCTGGGCAAGCACCCGTGGAGTTGCAGCCGGGGACTGAAGGCACAGATCCCGGAGCCGGAACGGTGGCGGGATGATAGCGGGCTGATTGAGGTTCCAGACAATGTGATTTGGTGCCGGAAGGGTGCCCATGAGAATGACTTCGGGGCGTACTACTACGCCAGCTATATCCTGCCGGACGGGCCGCAGTTTGGAGGACGGTTCTTTATTTAGAATCTGTCGCGCGCGTGCGCGCGATCAATCTTGAAATCTAGTGGAACGATAGGCACACACAAAAGAAAGTGAGGGAAAGCCGTTGCAAAGCACACGGAAATGTGATAGCATTGTCGTAAAGGACGGATGGATAACCTGCCCGGAGTGCGGACGGAACCATCGGCTGCTGCGGATTACTCCGGAGACGGAGGCCCACGGACTGCCAGTATACTGCCGGACATGCCGGCGGGAAATCGTCCTGAATATCGAGAGAGGCCAGAGCGTCAAGCGCCAGAGCCCATGATCTACCTCAGACGGGGATGGATCGTGGCTCTGGCGTTTTTTTGTTTGCCCGGAGGTGATAGCCCGGGCCAGGCGCCTGGGCGTGTCAGATTCGGACACGGAGGGAGATCATGGGCTTTGACTATACCAGCAAGCGATGGGAGCGCAAGCGTGCGGCCATCCTGCGGCGTGACGATTACCGCTGCGTGTGGTGCCGGCGCTATGGCCGCAACCGCCCGGCGGTGGTGGTCCATCACATCAAGCACGTGGATGAGTATCCGGAGCTGGCCTACGAGGACAGCAACCTAGTGAGCCTGTGCCAGGGGTGTCACAACAAGGCACACCCGGAGAAGGCACGGGCGGCAACGTACGGCCGCAGGTACTGATCCCCCCCACCCAAGGACCCCCAACCGGGGGGCCTTGGAGACCGGCGGGGGGGACTTTTTCCAATAGAGCCCCCGTATGAGACTTTTCCGGGGAGGAGGCGAGGCCTTTGGGGCGAATTGCAATCACGCGTGAAACCATTAAGGCGCAGACCGTAACGGCCATGAAAAAATGGGGACTTTTGCGCCGGAATATGAGCCGATAATCGAGATTTACGCCGGACTCCGTGAACAATACAACCGGCTTTCCGCCGAGTATTCGGACGGAAAAAGCTACCATTACGCGACCCCGACAGCGGACGGCGGCGCCAAAAAGTCCCCTCTCTCCATGACCATTGAGAGCCTGCGCAAGGACATCCTGCTGTATTCGGACCGGCTAATGCTCAACCCCAAGGCCCGAGCCGATGCCGGCAAGGGGAAACCCAAAAAATCCAGACTGGCGGAGGCGCTGAAGGATGGCCCGTAGGAAGGCGGAGCGTTTTCCCAGCTGGGCAACGGTCATGGAGTACGTGGACTCCATCCTGAAGGGTCGGAAGATCGCCTGCCCGGAGTTGGTCCAGGCGTGCAGGCGGTTCAAGCAGGATTTGGAGAATCCTGCCTGGGACTTCAATCCCCGGGATGCGGAGTTTGTGATCCGGATCATCGAAACCACCTTCGTGCATCAGCAGGGGGAGCGCCTGGACGGGACCCCGCTGCGGGGGCAGCCGTTCCTGCTGGAGCCATTCCTCAAGTTCATCGTGTACAACCTGCTGGGCTTTTTCCTGGCGGGGACCAAGGAGCGGCGGTACAAGGAGGCCCTGATCTATATCCCCCGGAAAAATATCAAGACGTCTTTTGCTGCGGCGCTGGCCTGGGGCCTGGCGCTGCTGAACCGGCGGAGCGGGTCTAAGGTCTACATCGTGGCGGCGGCCCTGAAGCAGAGCCTGGAGTCTTTCAACTTCATCAACTTCAACTTGGAGCAGATGGGGGAGAAGGACAACTTCCGGGTGATTGACAACAACCAGGAGCACAGCATTCAGGGCGACCTGGGGGACGGCTCCATCTTCATCCAGGCCCTGGCGGCAAACCCGGACCGCCAGGATTCCCTGAACTGCAACGTGGCTATCGCAGACGAAATGCACGCCTACAAGACCCCGAAGCAGTACAACATCATCCGGGAGGCCATGAAAGCCTACACCAACAAGTTGATGATCGGCATCTCTACGGCCGGTGACAATGAGCAGGGCTTCCTGGGGCAGCGGCTGAAATACTGCCGCAAGGTCCTGGACGGGACCATCAGGGATGACCAGTATTTTATCTTCATGTGCTGCGCACCAGAAGGCGTCAAGGACGGGACCGTGGACTTCACGGATCCCAAGATTCAGGAGATGGCTAACCCGGCGTACGGTGTCAGCATCCGGCCGGCGGACATCCTCAACGACGCTCTGCAGGCGGTCAACGACCCGCAGCAGCGAAAGGACTTTTTCGCAAAATCGCTGAATGTCTACACCAACGCTATGCGGGCCTGGTTCGACATCGATGAGTTCCGCAAGAGCGATGCGGGCTACGACTGGACGCTGGAGCAGCTGGCCAAGCTGCCCATTGACTGGTATGGAGGCGCGGACCTCTCCAAGCTCCACGACCTGACGGCGGCGGCCCTGTTCGGCCACTACAAGGATGTGGATATTATCATCACCCACGCATTTTTCCCGGTGGTGGCGGCCCATGTTAAGGCGGAGCAGGATCAAATCCCGCTGTTCGGCTGGGCGGATGATGGATGGCTGACGCTGTGCAACTCCCCGACGGTCAATCACGCCGATGTGGTCAACTGGTTCATCGACATGCGGCGGCGGGGCTTCAAAATCCGCCAGGTGGGCCACGACCGGAAATTCTGCCGGGAATACTTCGTGGCGATGAAAAATGCCCGGTTCAAAATCATCGACCAGCCGCAGTATTACTACAAAAAGTCCGAGGGCTTCCGGCATATCGAGGCAGCAGCCAAGAACGGGAATCTCTACTACCTCCACAGCGAGGCCTATGAATACTGCGTGGCCAATGTGACCGCCGTAGAAAAGACGGACGACATGGTCCAATATGACAAGATCCGGCCGGAGCAGCGGATCGACCTGTTTGACGCCTCCGTGTTCGCCTGCATCCGGTATCTGGAGAACATGGAGAAATCCCAGAAGGCAAAGGAGTGGCTTGGAAAGTGAGTAAGAGACGGCGGGCGCGGCCGGCGCCCAGAGAGCGCCCTAAGCAGACCCGGAGCATGGCATGGCTGTGTGCCCCGGATACATACGACAGCCTTTGCTGCCAGGGCTATGTGAGCCTGGCGGCAAATCCGGAGATCTGCGCCGGTGTTGATACCATCGCCCGGCTGGTGGGGTCCATGACCATCCACCTGATGGAGAACCGGGAGGACGGGGACGTCCGCATCCTCAATGAGCTGAGCCGCAAGATCGACATCGAGCCCAATGCCTACATGACCCGGGCGGACTTCGTGCACTGGATTGTGCGGACCATGTACCTGGAGGGCAACGGCAACGCTGTGGTGTGGCCCCGTACCCGGGCAGGTATTATCCAGGACCTGCAGCCCATCCCTTCGGCCTTTGTTGCATTTATCCCGGACGGCTGGGGCTACCGGGTAATCGTCAACGGCAAAGAGTATGATCCGGACGACGTGCTCCACTTCACCCTTAATCCGGATCCGTTGTATCCCTGGCTTGGGACGGGGTATCGGATCTCCCTGGCGGACGTGGCCCAGAACTTAAAACAGGCAGCGACCACCCAGAAAGGGTTCATGGAATCCAAGTGGAAACCGTCCCTGATCGTCAAGGTGGATGCTCTGACGGAGGAATTTTCCAGCCCGGAGGGGCGCCGGGTACTGCTGGAGAGCTACATTGACACCGCCCGAGCCGGAGAGCCCTGGATGATCCCGGCGGAGCAGTTTGAGGTGGAGCAGGTTAAGCCCCTGACCCTGAGTGATCTGGCCCTGGACGCCATGGTGACGCTGGACAAGCGGACCGTGGCGGCGGTGCTGGGAATCCCGGCTTTCGTGCTGGGCGTGGGAGACTTCAATCGGGACGCCTGGAACAACTTCATCAACACAACGATCATGCCCCTGGCCCGGAACATGGAGCAGGAGCTGACGAAAAAGCTGCTGTATTCGCCCGGCTGGTTTTTCCGGTTCAACTCCTGGAGCCTGTTTTCCTACTCCATCAACGAGCTGGTGAGCGCCGGTGCGGAGATGGTGGACCGGATGGCCCTGCGGCGGAACGAGTGGCGCGGCTGGGTCAACCTGCCGCCGGATCCGGAGATGAACCAACTGCTGGCCCTGGAGAACTACATCCCTGTAGAAAAACTGGGAGACCAAAATAAACTCAACGGAGGTGAGTGAGACGGAAAGAAGGTTTTCAATCCCCCGGGACGGGCAGTTCCGGACTCGGGCGGAGGACGGCAATCTCTATATTGAGGGATACTTCGCTGTCTACAATTCCCGCTATGACCTGTGGGATGGTGTCTATGAGACCATCGCACCGGGCGCCTTTGACGGGGAGACGGAAGGCGATATCCGGGCTCTGACCAACCACGACACAACGCTGGTGCTGGGCAGGACCACGGCGGGGACCCTGACCCTGCGGACCGACGAGACGGGACTGTGGGGCTCCATCATCGTCAACCAGGCAGACCAGGACGCTATGAACCTGTACGAGCGGGTCAAGCGGGGTGACGTGTCCCAGTGCTCCTTCGGCTTTGACATCCTGGACCAGGATGTGCAGTATCAGGACGGCGAACCCACGGTGTGGATCATCCGAAAGGTCCGGCTGTACGAGGTAAGCGTGGTGACCTTCCCGGCCTACACGGACACCTCCGTAGAGGTCCGGCGCACTGAGTTCGCCGACCTGAAGAAGCGGCGCAGCGAGGCCTGGAAAGCCAAGACGCTGGCGAGACTGCGAGGCGTCCATGCGGATGCCTGATAGACAACGATTTTTTGGAGCGAAAGGAGAAAAATCATGCTGAAGATCCTGATTCTAAAGCGGCAGCTGGATGCCAAGCGGAGCGAGCTGAAAGCCTTGGAGGAAAAGGACGCAGAGTTCCAGACCAGGGAGGCGGATCTGGAGACAGCCATCGGCGAGGTGGAGCCCGGCAACGCCGAGCAGGAAGCCGCCGTCACCGCTGAGGTGGACGCCTTTGAGGCGGACAAGACTGCCCACGAGACTGCCAAGCAGACTCTGTCTGCGGACATTGAACACCTGGAGACCGAGCTGGCGGACCTGGAGCGCCAGGCCCCGGCTGCCAAGACCCCGGAAAAGCGGGAGAAAGTGAGAGGTGACGTACACATGGAGACTCAGATCAACATTCGTTCCCTGCCCATGGGCCGCCGGGCCTTTGACGCCCTGCCCATGGAGCGGCGCCAGGCCATCGTAGCCCAGCCGGAGGTCCAGGAGTTCCTGAGCAAAATGCGGGGCATGAAGGGCCAGAACCGGGCAGTGACCGGCGCGGAGTTGACCATCCCTGTGGTGTTCCTGGACCTGATTTCCGAGAATATGTACCGGTACAGCAAACTGTTGAACCGTGTGCGGGTCCGCAATGTCCGGGGCGAGGCCCGGCAGACCATTGCCGGCATCGTACCGGAGGCTGTATGGACGGAGATGTGCGGTGCCATCAATGAGCTGACATTCGTCTTTGGACAGGTGACCCTGGACAGCTACAAGGTGGCCGGATTTATCCCGGTGTGCAACAGTATGCTGGAGGACAGCGACATCGAGCTTGCCAGCTCCATCGTTGAGATGCTCTCTGAGTCCGTCGGCCTGGCGGAGGACAAGGCCATCCTGTATGGCAAAGGCGCCGCCTCCAAAATGCCTCTTGGTATCGTGACCCGCCTGGCCCAGACTTCTCAGCCCAGTGACTATCCCGCCAACGCCCCGGCGTGGGTAGACCTGCACACCACCAACATTCTGAAGATCGGCGGCAGCGGTGTCACCGGGGCGGAGTTTTGGGCGCAGCTGATGGCGGCCACCGGCGCCACCCACACAAAATACAGCCGCGGCAATTTGTTCTGGGCCATGAACTCCAAGACCCATACCACCCTGAAATCCAAGGTGATCACCTTCACCGCTACCGGCGATATCGCCTCCAATATCCTCGGCGTGCTGCCCATCATCACCGGCGACGTGGATATCCTGGAGTTTATGCCGGATGGCGACATCGTGGGCGGCTACGGCGACCTGTACCTGTGGTCCCAGCGCTCTGGCATGACCATTGAGCAGAGCCGTGAGGTCCAGTTCATTCAGGACAACACGGTATTCAAGGGCAAGCAGCGGGCGGACGGCCAGCCCATCATTCCCGGTGCCTTCGTGGCCATCAACATCAACAACGCGGAAGTTACGACCACGATGACCTTTGCGGCGGACATTGCCAACGACGCGGCGCTGACGGACCTAGCTATTTCCGGCGTGACCCTCAATCCTGGGACCTTCGATCCTGATACATTCTCTTACACCGGTACCAGTTCCACTGCCTCCGCCAAAATCGAGGCCACGTCGGCCCAGGCGGGCGCCAAGGTGGCTGTCGCATTTAACGGCGAAAACGTCCGCAACGGCGGCACCGTGAAGCTGACCAACGGTGCGGGAAATGTGGTAACCGTGACGGTGACCCAGGGCAACGCCGTCCGGGTGTATACGGTGACCATCACCGCTACCATCGGCGGCTAAGCCGGCCACGTGTCCGAATCGGACACGTGGCATGACATGAAATTCAGCAAAGCGAAAGGAGACATTGGACATGGGCGAGCAGGCGATCTTGACCGCCTTAAAGGTGGATTTGCAGATCTCAACATCTGCAATGGATACATATTTGGGGCAGCTGATCACTGCCGCCCGGTCCTATATATCCCGCGAAGGCATCACCCTGACAGAGAGCGTTGAGGATGGGATGCTGGTGGAGATGTATGCGGCGTATCTCTATCGCCGCCGGCGCGAGGAGAACGTGCAGATGCCCCGGATGCTTCGGTGGGCGCTGAACAACCGCCTGTTTTCCCAGAAAGCGAGGGGGACCTGATGGATGACGTGTTGGTCCTGGTGCAGCCGCAGCTGGTCCAGAATGACATCGGCGATTTTGTGCCGGCCGGGCCGCCTCTGACACAGCAGATATTTGGGTCCATCAGCTCCGTCAACCGTGCGGAGTGGTACAGCGCCGGCCAGGAAGGCCGAAAGCCTGAGCTGGTCTTTACCACCCCGATCATCAATTACAGCGGTCAGCCGGAGGCGGAGTACCACGGGACGCGATATAGCATTTACCGCACCTATCTCCGCCAGGGGTCCGATGAGATGGAGCTGTATCTGGAGCGAAAGGCAGGAGTGCAGAGTGAACATCAGAGCTGAGGACCTGGTGGATGCCGTCTCCGAAGAACTCGATATATATGCCAACGAGGTCGCTGATACGGTCAAAAAAACCGTAACCGCCGTGGCAAAGGAAACCGTGAAGGTTGTCCAGCAGAAGAGCCCCTCGGCATCCGGGGCCTACAAAAAGTCATGGGCACAGAAAAAAACCTATGATAACACCGGCAGTATCCAGATCACCGTATACAACCGCAAGCACTATCAGCTGACACACCTGCTGGAGAACGGTCACGCCAAAACGAACGGGGCACGGACACGGGCGTTCCCACATATCGCACCTGCGGAGGAGTTCGCTGAGCGTGAACTGGAACAAGAGCTTCGGAGAAAATTGGGGGAAGGGAATCCATGAGCCTGGAGGAAATCAAAAACTTGCTGAAAACGACCGGCCTTCCGGTGGCTTACCGGGCGTTCCCTGTGGGAAATGCCCCGCCGCTCCCCTTTGTTTGCTATCTGTTCTCCAGCACGAACAATTTTAATGCCGATGATGTGGTGTATCAGGTTATCAACCGCATCACCATTGAACTGTACACGGAAAGCAAGGACCCGGAAGCAGAAAACGCGGTAGAGACTGCTTTGAAGGACCTGTGCTGGGAAAAGTCTGAGGAATACCTGGATGACGAGCAATGCTATGAGATCATTTACGAAATTGAGGTGTGACAATGCCTACCAATACTCCTAACAAGGTCAAATACGGCCTCAAAAATGCCCATTACGCGCTCCTCACTATCGGCGAGGACGGAACGGTTACATACGGGAAACCCATCCCCATTCCCGGCTCTGTCAGCCTGACCATGGACGCTCAGGGCGACACGTCGACATTCTATGCCGACAACATGGCGTATTTTGTAACCGCTGCGAATGATGGTTACTCCGGCACTTTTGAGGTTGCGCTGATCCCCGATCAGTTCCGCCAGGATGTGCTCCACGAGACCATGGACGAGGCCGCGCAGGTGCTGGTGGAGAATATCAACAACCAGACGAGTCCCTTTGCCCTGCTCTTTGAGTTTGACGGCGATAAGAAAGCCACCCGCCATGTGCTGTACAACTGTACATGCACCCGCCCCAGCGTCTCAGGAGGCACCACGACCAACACCAAAGAACCCTCCACCGAGACGATGAACCTGACGGCCTCGCCCCTGCCCAACGGCAATACAAAGGCCCGGACAACGGTGGACACGCCGGCCGCCCAGTACGCTGGCTGGTATGACGCGGTATGGCAGCCGCTTGGGCAGTTGGTGGTGACCAGCGCCGCCGGCGCGACGTCTGGCAAGACAGCTCTGACAGTCGCGCCTGAGCTGACCCGCGGGAACAGCTATAAGTATCAGACTTCCGCCTTTGTGGCGCTCCCCGCCTATGGGCAGGTACTCAGCGAGGGATGGACCGACTGGGACGGCAGCGAGGAGATCACCGCCACCACCGGCCAGCAGATCGCTGTGGTGGAGGTCAATGCCGACAAACAGGCAATGGCCGGCGGCGTTGCCAAAGTCACCGCTAATGCTGGAGGCTGATTATGGAGAAAACGATTGAGATCGACGGCCGCCCGGTGACATTCCGGGCGACTGCCGCAATCCCCCGATTATACAGGCTGCGCTTCCATCGGGATATCATGCAGGACATGGCCTTCATGCGCAAAGAGATTCTCAAGGCTCAGAAGGAGAAAAAGAGCGTCCCTGTGGACATCCTCACGGTTTTTGAGAATGTGGCGTTCCTGATGGCCAAGCACGCGGACCCCAGCATGGAGGCAAATACTGTGGAGGGATGGCTGGAGACCTTCAGCTCCTTCAGCATCTACACGGTATTCCCTGTGATTTCTGAACTCTGGCTGGAAAATATCCGGACCCTTGTGGAGGCTAAAAAAAAACAAGGCCGATAGACCGGTCGATGACTACTGCCCTGTTCCTGCTGCGGGCAGCACAGATGGGCTTATCCATGTCAGACCTGGACTTGCTCACGATTGGAATGGTCTGGGACATGATGACGGAAGCCGCCAATGACCACTGTACGTACGAGCAGCTCCCGACACAGGACGATTTTGACAGCTTTTAAGGAGGTGTCCCGTTTTGGCAAGCAGAATCAAAGGCATCACCATTGAGATCAACGGCGACACCACAAAACTCAGCCAGGCGCTGCGCGAGACCGACACACAGCTTACTACTGTGCAGAAGAACCTGCGGGATGTGGAGCGGCTTCTAAAACTGGACCCCACCAATACAGAGCTGCTTGCCCAGAAGCAGCGGCTTCTGGCGGAGCAGTCCGCCCTCGCGGCGGATCGGCTGACACAGATGGAGGATGCTGCGAATCATCTCGACAGCTCTCTCAGTCAGAGCCAGCTGGATGATTTCAATCTGGAGCTGGATTTGACGCGGGCCCGGGCGTCCCTCGCGGAGCAGGAACTCCGGGAGTTTGAGCAGAGGCTGAACGATGTGGATGACTCCGCGGAGGACTCTTCGGACAGTCTGAACGACGTGGGCGATGCCGCAGACGGGATGGACGATGGCTTTTCCCTGGCGGACGGGGTCATTTCCAACTTTGTGGGCGGCGCAATGACCAAGCTGCTGGATATTGCGCTTCAGGCCGCTGCGGCCATCTGGAATCTGGACGAAGCCACGGAGGAGTACCGGGAATCCATGGCCCTGCTGAATACCGCGTTTGAGACCGCGGGATTCACTTCGGACACGGCGAAGCAGGCCTATGAGGGCTTTTACACGATTCTCGGAGATACGGGGCAAGCCACAGAGGCATCTCAGCTACTAGCTCAGCTTGCCACAAACGAACAGGATGTGGCAGAGTGGATCGACATTGCCGCAGGCGTCTATGGCACCTTTGGAGAATCCATCCCAATTGAATCGCTGATTGAAGCGGCCAATGAAACGGCCAAAACCGGACAAGTTACCGGAACCCTGGCGGACGCCTTGAATTGGGTCGGGTTGAGTGAGGAGGAAGTAAATAGCCAGCTATCTATGCTGAATGACGAGAGTCTCCGCGCTCGGCTATTGATGGACACATTATCTAATACATACAAGACCGCCAGCGATTCCTTCTACGAAAACAGCGATGCTATTCTTGAATCCCGGCAGGCTCAACTGGAGATGGACGATACTCTGGCCACGCTGGGACAGTCTGTTGCGGACCTCAAAACAAAGTTAGCTGAAGCTTTTGGACCAAGCGTTTTGGAGTTGATAACTGCCATTGCGGATGTGCTCGAAACGCTATCCCCCATCATCGATATCATCCTGAAGGCGATTACTACTGTTATTGAGGCAGTAGCAGACCTAATTGGACTACTGGCGGATGCGGTGGGTTGGCTCCTTGATCTGCTGGGCCTTGGCGGGAAAGGCGGAGATATTGAGGTCACAACATCCAGTTCCGGGAGCCGTACCATGGCGGACGCTTCGACTTACAGCATCCCCGCATTTGCGTCCGGCGGCGTGATTCCGCCAAACAATCCTTTCCTGGCCGTCCTGGGCGATAACCGGCAGGAGCCGGAGGTGGTTGCTCCCTATTCCACCATCAAGCAGGCCGCCCGGGATGCCATGGCCGAGCGTGGGGGGACTGGGCAGATCACCATTGTGCTGCGGGCAGCCGATGGATTTACGCGGAACCTTTCCTATTCGCTGGATCAGGAGTCCGCTCGGCAAGGCGTGCGCCTGATCAGCACAAAGGGGGTATGAGCGTGCAGGTTATCATGGATGGTGTATCTTACCGGCTCAATGTGCGCTATGAGACCCTGGGGCGCTCTTTCCGGCTGGACGAAGGCCAAAACGCCGGAACAATGCTTTCCGGAGACTACACCAGAGACCTCATGGGTACCTATTACGACTATTCCATGGAGGTGGAGCCGGATCCCCGGTTTCCGGCCGACTACGATGCCTTTTACGAGGCAATCTCAGCCCCAGTCTCCAGCCACAGCCTTACCCTGCCGTATGGGCAGAGCACCATCACCTTTGACGCAATGGTCTCCGAAGGTACAGACCTCTATCGGGGGAAAGTGGCCAACCGCACACGTTGGGGAGGCCTGCAGGTACAGTTCACAGCCAAAAAGCCGCAGAGGACGCCTACATGAATCAGATTATTTACAGTAAATGGGTGTTTGAGGATGACGACATCCGCTCCGCGCAAATCTACCGCGCCACGTCCCTGATCGCGGACAGCTTGGAGCCCAACACCTTAAACGCCACAGTCCGGTGCAGTGATAGCAGTATCCTCGGATTCGAGCAAGATACCCGGCTGACTTATGTCCACAGCACAGATCTGCCGGCCTATTTTTACATCCAGGACATCACCCGTACCGGTCCGGACGAGTACGCAATCTCCGCGATGTCCGCCATTGGGCGGCTCATCCATGGGGAACAGCACTATGGCGGCATCTACACCGGACAGACCGTGGGACAGGTTATCCCAGAAATCTGCGGCCCGGTGCCCTGCGTCGTCAAAACAAATCTGCAAGACGTAAAGATATATGGTTGGCTGCCAATCGCATCCCGCCGGGACAATCTGGCGCAGATCCTGTTTGCCGTCGGCGCATGGATCAGGGATGATCTGGATGGAGTCCTCCACATTGAGCGGCTTTGGGACGGGTATACCGCCAATATCACGCAGTCGCAGATCTACCAGGGTCCCAGTATGTCCTACGGGGCAAAGGTCACGCAAGTGGTTGTCACAGAGCACCAGTACGTTCAGGGGGGAGAGGAGGTCACGCTCTTTGAGGGACAGTCCCAGCAGGGCGATATCATCACATTCTCCGAGCCCGCGTACAACCTTCGTGCCTCTGGGTTCAGCATTTTGGAGAGCAATGCCAACTATGCCAAGATCACGGCTGGAAATGGCACACTTATAGGCTCGGCCTATATCCACAATACCCGCCAGATCTCAGCTGATGTCTCCCAGGCAGCAGAGCCCAATGTGGTGACTGTATCGGACGCCACTCTGGTGTCCCTGGTCAACTCATCCGATGTGGCCCAGCGTCTGGCGCAGTATTACGCCTGCCTGGCTACTTTTGACGGAGACATCCTGCCGGGGCAACAGCTGGATGGCAATGTGGTCGGCATCTATGATCCGTTTGACCGACAGATGGTCCAGGCGTGCCTCAAGAGCCTGGACATCAAAATATCCGGAACGCTCAAGGCCACCGTATCTGCACTGGTGGGATTCAAGCCGCCGCAGGTGGATGACTCCCAGACGCTGGATGAGCGCATCGTGCTCACCGGGTCGGGAACTTACCAAATCCCGGCTGGGACTACTTTGATCCGCTATGTTTTGATTAGCGGGGCCCAGGGAGGACATTGCGGGCAAAAAGGTGGGGATGTTGGCACGTCACCGTCTGTATCCTGGACTAATCCTCCACCATTTGAGAACCAGTTACGCGGCTGCGGACTTGCGAACGGCGGTGCGGGCGGAGACGGCGGTGCTCCGGGCGCGGGTGCCAGAATCCTTGAAGGAACCCTGGATATCTCCGGGATAGACTCTATTGTATACAGCTGCGGCGTAGGTGGCCTGGGTGCTGCCTATGACCCGGATGATCCGGATGGCTCTGCCGGCAGCGATACAGAACTCGGCGCTGCAACCACAGCTGGAGCACAAGCCCCGGAGGCTGGATACACAGATCCCCTCACCGGGGGAAAATACGGAGGAATCGGTGACCAGGGAATCCCCGGAGGCAAGGGCGCGGGGAAGGCGGCCAAAGTCACAACCATCAACAGTGATACTGTCCAGCTCTTTGACCCCGCTGAAAACGTTACCGACGAGGACGGCAAAACTTGGAACGGAGGCTTGACAGAATCCGATACAGATGATCCAGAACGTGTCGCTATGAAGACACGGGAGAATGACGGCGCTTACATTTGGTATAGTCGAGGTTTAGGTGCAGGTGCAGCTGCTGGTAAAAATGGTAACGGCCCCGGGCCCGATGCATCAGTGTCTGTACGCTCGTCATCAATTAAGGCTACTGCTGCATCTGGCCTGGATGGAGCGACACCAACCCTGACGCCCAAAAAGCCTACCCAATATGGAAAAGGCGGCCGCGGCGGTTATGGCGGCGGCGGTGCCAGCTCAGGAGGGCTTGCCGTCGGCTCCACAGATTCCTCGGATTACACGGTATCAATCACCGCTGGAACCGGGGGAATCGGCGGTAATGGCGGCCCTGGGGGCCCTGGCGGAGATGGCTGTATCATCCTGTACATCAGCCGACGCGTTCCACAGGAACGTGGGCCGCTGGTGACTTCGGGCGCGAAGTGGTTTTTGGACAAGCATAGCCGAAGATTTATTACTTGAGGAGGTACAAATGGCAACAATTGAAGAACTTACTGCAAAAGTTGCTAAACTCGAACAGCAGATGGCAGCAATCACGGCCCCGCCTACCGAGTATTACACCAGTGCTTACAGTGGAGAAGAAATTGATGCGGCTGTCAAAAAAGTGTCTGAAGGATTGGCTGGCGGCGTGACCTCCTTCAACGGCCGGAGTGGCGTGGTGCCCCAGGCCGGGGACTACACTGCGGCTATGGTTGGGTCGGCTCCAGCGCAAAACGATTCCGATTATTCGGGGTGCTATTATCGCATGAATGGGGCCGCGAAAGAGTGGATCAATCCGCCCATGCAACTAGGCGTCGAATACCGTACTGCTGGGCGGTACAACAGCAAACCTGTGTATGCCAAAGCAATTAGTTTCGGTCAAGCACCAAATGCCACATACAAAGACGTCTCTCATGGGATAGAGAATTTCAGCCAGCTTGTCTCATACACAGGGATGATGGGGGGCGCCAATCTGATCGAAACGCCTGCGCTTGACAGTATTCAGATCAATGTGTCTAATATCCGGATCACGACAAATACGGATGTATCCGCCAGTTATGTATATCTGGTATTACGTTACACAAAAACAACCGATTGAGGAGGGCACATGAAGATCATCAAATATCAGCTGGCAACAGAGATCAACCACGGCACTCCCGAGGAGCCGGACATCGAGACAGTGCTCTCCGGTGTTACGATGCCTTACACAGATTCAAATTACGCCATCGCCCAGACGGAGGCATGGCAGGGTGAAGTTACTGTGGAGGAGGTGCCGGAAACCGCGGAGGAAATTCGGGCGCAGCGGGACAAACTGCTGGCAGACACGGATTGGACGCAGACCCTTGACGCCCCCATCGACGCCGCCACGCGGGAGTCCATGCGTACATACCGGCAGGCCCTGCGGGATGTGCCACAGCAGGATGGCTTCCCTGCGGATATCCAGTGGCCGGAGCTGCCGGAGACCGTCAAGGCTGCGCCGGACCCGGTGGATACAGCATTCGATGTGCTGATTGGAGGTGACGCTGATGCGTAAGGTCAGAGCATTGGAGATGCGCCGGGCGGCGCTGCTGTCGGCGCAGGGAGCCACGGATGCGCAGGCGCTTACCTTGCCCTCCCTGTATCCGGAGTGGGCCGCAGGCGTGGCTTATGGAGGCGAAGGGGAGCCGTGTATTGTCCGTCAGCCTGGGACCTCGCAGCTGTACCGGATCAATGAAAGAAAGGCCCACACGTCTCAGGCGGGATGGGAGCCGGCGTCCACGCCCTCTCTATGGACCGCCATCCAGGGCAGCGAGACCGGGACAAAAGACGACCCCATCCCGGCTGTGCGCGGGATGGAGTATGAGTACGGCCTATATTACAAGGACCCGGAGGACGGCAAGACGTACCTTTGCGCCCGCACCGGCGAGGCAGAGGGCGGCAAGGTGATCCTCCAATACCTGCCCCATGAGCTGATCGGGCAGTATTTTGAGGAGGTACCGGCATGAACACAGAAGTAATCTGCGCCTTGATCGCTGGGGCGGCTACCGTGCTGGCGGCCATTGCGGAGCGACGGAGCCGCCTGAGCGCCAAACGGGCGGAGGTCCGTGCCCAGCGCCGGGAGAAAGAGAGCAGATTGGCCATGGACCTGATGTACGCCAACTGCTCCCTGTCCCTGACCACCGCCAAGAAGCTGGCGGGGATGCACACCAACGGCGACGTGGAAGAGGCCATGGAGGCCGCTCGCAGCGCGCAGGAGGCGTATCAGGACTTCGCCCGGGACGAGGCGGCGCACCAGTTCAGCAAAGTTTAATACCGGCACCAGCCGGAAATTTGAAAGGAGTACATACCATGAAAAACCTGGAGGACATCCTGCATGATTACACCAGAGGGGACAAGCCCCTGGACGAGACCAACCAGGAGCTGAAGGAGCTGGATTGCGGACTCCAGCTTGACCCCGCCCGCAATCTCATCTCCGCTCAGGAGCTGGCGGAGACATGTGTGGGCGAGACCCCTGCTGAGGCCAACGGATGGGGGATTCTGGACCACGGTGTGGGTAGTCTGGAAAAGGTCCATGTGGTGAATGGCCGCACTGTGGACGTGGACATGGGACAGGAGGCCGCCTATGTGTACATTGGCGGTCACAAGTACCGCCTGCGGGGCGACGTGCTGACGGAGGAGGACTAAGATGGAGCTGCTGAAAAAGCGGGCAGCCAACCTGCTGACAGTCAAGAGCATTGTGACGATTGTGCTCACATGCGTCTTTGCTTATCTGGCCGTCACCGGCCACGTGACCACAGATCAGTTCTTGACTGTGTTTACTGTGGTGATTGCCTTCTATTTCGGCACACAGGCGGAGAAGCGGAGCTCCCAGGCAGAGGGTATTGCTGATCTGCATGGTGGAGCGATTGTCCTGCCGGAGCAGGCAACGGCTCAAGGCGAAGAAAAGCAGGCATAATATGGAGCGGCAGGCGGGGCGACCCTGCCTGCCGCTGTCGATAAGGAGGCAATCTATGCAGTTTGCGGCAACCTACCCGCTGGCGCAGATCCGGCGGGTGCAGATCTACAACAACATCAAGCGGTACCGGGAGACGGAGCTGGACAAAATCCTGCAGGAGACCGGCGGCAGCTTTGTGTTCGGCGGGCCGATCTTCCTCAGCGACCTGTCCGCCTGCTGCCACCTGAAGGGAGACGGCGTGGTGTACGGCGCGCCGGACTACCAGGTGTGGGGCATGGCATGGGGGGCCGACGCGCAGGACTATGCCATGGAGCGGCTGCCCTGTGAGGCGGACAACTATGTGGAGTGCGTGGCCCTCGTTGTGGAGGGAGAGCCGCTGGCGGCGCCCCACTATCAGCCGGACATGGGCGGCAGACGGCCACGCCAGGCCATCGGCACCAAGGAGGGGCGGTTTGCCTATCTCGTCACCCAGACGCCCTACACCCCGGAGGAGCTGCGGGACGTGCTGGCGGCCGCCGGCTGGGACAGCGCGGTGATGCTGGACGGCGGCGGGTCCGTGTGCTACCGGGACCGGGCGGGCAATGGCTTTGTTTGTGACGCGGACCGGGTGATCCCCTACTATCTCGTGGTCCACTTGGCGGACGATGTGTCCGAACCTGACACCACCGGCGGGCAGTATGTGGTGACGGCCCAAAGCGGCCTCAATATCCGCAAGGGGCCGGGCACATCCTTTGACAAGCTGGGAGGCTATTCCTACGGCGCCGTGGTGGCCGTCCAGGCCGTCCGGGACGGCTGGGGGCAGACGGACCGGGGCTGGGTGTCCATGGACTACCTGTGGCCTGTGGAGGCCGCAGACGAGGGCCTGGTGACCGATACGGGACTGCGGATCATTCAGGAGTTCCTGCCGGCCGGAGCCGACAACCGGCCGGGCGGAAGCAATCCGGACACCTATATCACCATCCACGAGACCGGGAACTTTGCTAAGGGCGCCGACGCGGCGGCCCACGCGGCGTATCTGCGGAGCAGCTCCGCCCAGGCGGCTCCCGTGAGCTGGCACTATACCGTGGACGACCACAGCATCTACCAACACCTGCCGGATTGCGAGCGGGCCTACCACGCCGGGGACGGCGGCAGCGGCCCTGGCAATGCCACTTCCATCGGTATCGAGATCTGCGTGGACTCCGGCGGGAATTTTGAGCAGGCCAAATCCAACGCGGCATCGCTGGTGCGGCTGCTGATGGCCAAGCACGGCATCCAACTGGGCCATGTGGTCCAGCACAACCATTGGAACGGCAAGGACTGCCCAAAGACCATTCGGGCCACAGCAGGCGCCTGGGAGGCGTTTCTGGCCCTCTGCGGCGGCCAGGGGTTCCCCCAGGACACGGACCAGGAGTTGAAGGCCGCTGTGGACGCGCTGGCGGCCGCCGGGATTATTGATAGTCCGGAGCGTTGGATGGCGCTGGACTTCACCGCGAACTCGGTCCGGCTGCTGCTGATCAAGATGGGGCGGTATGTGACGCACTGAAAGACTAAATCGGGTTCGGCAACTTTGCCGGACCCGATTTTCTTGTTTTAGCGGGAAAGGGGGCATTTATTGGGCGTGGAGAAGGTTTGGAAATCTTGCTAAATGTTCCGCCTGTGGGCGGAATTGGGGCTAGGGGGATTCCCCCCTGCAGGCGTGCGGATGTACATCCGTGCTATGCTTGCAACCTCATCGATAGAGATGCCAGGAAATTATGTTTTGACCGCTTAAAAAGACGTCACTCTCACGTTACTACCACGCGCACAGAATTGGAAATTACAAAAATCCCCGGAGCACTACAGCTCCAGGGATTTCAGCTGGAACATCGCAACACTATAGATGCCACGGCCTTCACCCATTCGCAAGCGTCCAGTATATTATTTTTTTACTCCATGGGAGATGGTTCTCCGCTATGAGCCTCCAGAGCTTCGATGCGGTGATCCTGCGTCAAGATCTCCATCTGGCTGATGGCGATGGCGTTGAGTTTTGTCAGCCGCTCGGCCTGAGACATCCCCTCGTTTATGAACACCGCATTCAGGTTTTCCAGATTGGACAGGCAGACCAGCTGAGAGACATTGGCGTAGTCACGGATATTCCCTTTCAGATCGGGATGGCTGTCCCGCCACTGCTTTGCGGTCATACCAAACAGGGCCATGTTCAGAACATCAGCTTCACTGGCATACACCATGGAGACCTGCTTTGCGGAAAGCTCGGGCGGAATCAGATTTTCCTTGATGGCGTCCGTATGGATGCGGTAGTTGATCTTTGCCAGGTTTCGCTTGATGTCCCAGCCAAGTTGTTTCATCTCCTCGGTCTTGAGCCGCTCAAACTCCTTGACCAGATACAGCTTGAATTCAACAGAAATCCAGGAGGCAAACTCAAAGGCAATCTCTTTGTGTGCATAAGTGCCGCCGTATCGACCAGCTTTTGAAACGATGCCGATAGCGCCGGTTGCCTCTACCCACTTTTGGGGAGTCATCACAAAACTGTTCAGACCGGCCTGACTCCTAAACGCATCGAATTCGACACGGTTAAAAGAAGGGTTGTATAGAGATTCCCAAACACCCAGGAACTCAATCGTGTTCCGGTTCCGCAGCCAGTTTTGGATAATGTAGCGAGGATTGTCGCTGTCCTTCAGCTTGGCGATGTCAGTCAAGCTGATAAAATCATCTCGCTCGGAATTCCATTGTACACTAATTTCCGCTCCCTTGACAACCAGCTTGTCCACTTGTCCGCACCTCCTTGCTGATTATTTTTTGTAGCAATCCCCGGCAGCCTTCCTCCACATCCCGCCAGGTCGTGTCGAAATCGTCGGTGTACCACGGATCGGCCACCTCTCCGGGACGGTTGGTAAAGTCCATCAGCAGGTGCATCTTGTCGGCAAAATCGCCGCCGCAGATCCGGTACATACTCCGCAGGTTGGCTCGATCCATGCCAATCAGAAGGTCGTACTTCTCGTAATCGCTGTTCAGAAGCTGCCGGGCTCGTTTGCCGGAACAGTCGATGCCATGCTCGGACAGCTTGCGGCGGGCTGGCGGATACACCGGATTGCCGATCTCCTCGGTGCTGGTAACCGCCGACTCGATTTGAATGCTCTGCTCCAGACCGGCTTTCTTCACCAGATCCTTCATGATAAACTCGGCCATCGGGCTTCTGCAAATATTGCCGTGGCAGAGAAAAAGTATCCTGATCATGCTCCGTACACTCCAACTCGTTGCTATCGCACTCAGTATAGCACGGAATCTCAGATTCGTCGAGTTGGATTTCCAGATGGGCGTCAGAATCGATTTTTCTCTGGAGTTCCACCTTTGACCAGCCAAAACGACCAGCGGCACGAAGATACCAGCGCCGCTCATCCGGCTCCATGTCTGCTTCCAAAATGACTACATTCTGGGTCCAACTGATCTCCATGGCCAGGGCCAGCAACTCGGGGGTGTCCTCATACATCCGATAGAACTCCCGCATCCGGCGAAGGTTGCGCGGGGAGAAGCCGGAAGCATCGGGGAAACGGCTGTGCAGGTGTTCGGCTGCGGCCACAGCCGCGCCTTTCTCCGGCCTGGAGCAGACGATGCGGCCCAGTTCGCAGCAGAGTTGCATCTGGGGCATCTCGGCGGTCAGCGCAGCGTCCAGAGCCGCAAACATGGCGGAATAATCAATGTTTTTGCGGATGTTCATAGCTTCTCCTTTCCGGCAGAACCTGCCTTATTTTGAAACAGGCCAAAGAGAAGCACAGGAGGTCCCTCCTGCGTTTCTCTTTGGCCTGTTACACCACTTGTACCATCTGCTCCCAGAGCAGGATGAAGCGGTCGTTAATGATTTTGTTGTCGTGGTAATGTCCGAACAGCCAGTAGTGGAACTTGGCTCGTTCTTTGACTTCCTCCAGGAAGCCGGTCAGGTGGTCGTGAACATATCCACCGTTTCCCAGTATGTCCACGATGCTGTTTGGGGCGCAGTGTGTGATCACATAGTCCATCTCATAGTGAATACGCTCCAGACTGCGCTGGGCTTCCTCATATTCCGTCTTGCTGGGAAGCTCCTGCTTCCACCAGGATCGGTGGTTGACCCGGAAGCGGGCGCCCATTCTGCGAAGAGCCCAGTATTGTTCTTCAAAATCAGGCGCTTTGGGATTCAGAACGCCATTCTCGATGTCGTGGCTCCTGGCACCGCCCATGGTGAAGAAGGAGTATCCTTGCAGGTCAAAGACCTGCCCGCGCATCAGATGGATTACATGAGGCCGGATTCGCTGGATCGTTCCACCGTTCCATTCCTCTGTCGGATATTTGCTCAACAGGTCGAAGTTTTCATGGTTGCCGCTGATGAACAGCGTGGTATAGGGCAGATCCTCCAGCCAGTCCAGATTCCGCGCCTCCTTCTTGCCCCCATCCCATACGCCGCCAAAATCTCCGCAGATGATCATGTAGTCTTCCTTGGTCATTCCGGCCTGCTCGGGGAAGTGTTCGGGTGCGAACCGCTGGAAGTTGCCATGGGTATCGCCGGTTGCGTAGATCATTTCGGTTCACCTTCTTTTGCTTATTATATCATATCCTGCTCCACCTGAACGCCGCCGCGGAGGAAGACCGTGATTTTCTCCGCTGAGTTGACCTTGACCGTATCCACCAGCTGCCGGATGAGAGCTTCATCCCATTCGCTGATGTGGGTGGACGCCTGAGCCATCGCGGCAGCCGCATCTTCAATGCGCCGTACAGCCTGAGCGTTGCTCTGACGCTGTTCTTCGATCAGGGCCCGCTTTTCTTTCAGTACGGCAGCCTCATTCATGACAGCTCTCAGCTGGGCGGTGCAGGCGGTGGCATCCTCAGCTCGGGCGGATTCTGCCACCAGCTCACGGGTCTGGTCGTTCAGCTCGCCCAGCCGCCTTTCAATATCGGCAAGACTCATGCTCTCGCCGGGGACCGGAGCCAGCTCCATCTCCATGGCGGAGGTGATTTGTCGGATCAGCGTACTCTTTTGACTCATGACGGAGTTGATTGCGGCGAGGATTGCCTTCTGGAGCGGTTCCTCGTCCAGCGTTGGTGAGTTGTGGCAGTACTTGGTACCGTAGTCCAACCGGCTGACACAGCGCCACACGATGCGCTTCCTGCCTTGCTTGGACCAGGTGCAGCGGCGGTACAGGGTGCCGCATTCGCCGCAGACAAGGCGCTCCGACAAGGCGTATTTGCTGGCATAGGATGTCATCCCCGTGGGGGCATTCTTTTTGGAAGGGCTTTTCCCGGCACTGCGCCGCGCCATCTCTGCCTGTACCGCATCGAAGGTTTTGCGCTCCACGATGCCCTCATGATGATTTTGCACCAGATACATGGGGAGCTGCCCCGTGTTGCGGATGACCTTGCGGCTGATGCAGTCGCTGATGTAGGTCTTCTGGAGGAGGACATCTCCGCAATACTTCTCATTGGTCAGGATGCTTCGGATCGCCGTGATCGTCCATTGGGAGCCGCCGGTCACATTGGGGATCTGCTCCGCTTCCAGCCTGTCTTTGATCATCCGAAGGCTGGCTCCGCTCAAATACTGGTCATAGATCGAACGAACCACATCTGCTTGCGCCTGGATGATTTTCGGCTTGCCGTCCTCGCCTTTTTCATAGGCGTACAGCCGGTTATACTGTATGATTGTCTTTCCCTCGCGCATGGCCTGCCGCTTGCCCCAGCGGACATTGGCGCTGATGCTCTCGCTTTCTGCCTGAGCGAAGGCTCCAAGCATGGTGATGAGGATCTCGCTGTCGGCTTCCAGCGTGTTGATGTTCTCCTTTTCGAAGATGACCGCAATGCCCAATTCCCGCAGGGCCCGGATGTAATTCAGGCAGTCCACCGTATTTCTGGCGAAGCGGGAGATGGATTTGGTCAGGACGATGTCGATCTTCTTCTGCTTGCACAGCCGGATCATCTTCAGGAATTCGGGCCGCTTCCGAGCCGATGTCCCTGTGATGCCCTCGTCTGCGAAGATCCCGGCCATGGTCCACTCCCGGTTGGTCATGATCTTGTCGGTGTAGTAGTTCTGCTGCGCCTCATAGCTGGTGAGCTGCTCCTCGTCATCAGTGGATACCCGGCAGTAGGCAGCCACGCGAAGCTGGCGCTGGACCGCCTGCCGGCTTGCGACCTCCGGCTTTGCGGGTATGGTGATGACTTTGGGCGGGCTTTCTCTCATGCTGTTTCACTCCTTCCCAATTACTTGACCGTTTTTCAGCTGGATATTCAGGCTTCCATCGTTATGACAATGGATGGCGGACACGGAACTTTGAAGCAGTTCTGCTTCCAACGCAGTCATGGGCTGACGCCCGGAAAACACTCTGCGCAGACGAACCGTTTCATATTCGCGGGAGTCGACGGCGCCGTACTGAGCCGCAGCGATGGACAGGATCAACGCCTTTGCGGCATCCTCATCGATTGGCTGACATTCCATCACCCTGTCCAGCTCACGCTGCAGATTCAGCTCAGTGGATCGATCAGGCGGCGCTGTTGCCGGAAGCCGGAGTTGTTCCGGCGATATGATCAGGCTGTTGAGCAGATCCAGCACCTGTTGCTCCATGCGGACTGTCGATGGCCGCCCGCTGAAGCGGCGGAGGAGCTTCTGCGTGTCCGTTTTGGGAGCTGCCGTCTGCTTTGCGCTTCGCTTTTCCAGTGCTTTCTCCAGGGCTTCTCGATCAATGACCGGCGGATAGCCGCACTCTCCCGTATAACGGCTGTCTTCCAGAATTCGGGCAACCATGTTTTTGTTCCATAGTTTTCCCTCGTCATAGGGAATTGACTGTTCTCGAAGCTCCTCTACCAAGGTGTTGTAGGTAGCACCCGCAAGGTATTGTTGGAAGATGTACTCTACCAGCTTTGATTCCTGCGGATGGAGGGCAATTTCGCCCATAACCACCCTGTAGCCAAACGGCTGCTTCCGATTGCCCATCAGCGCACCGTCCTTTCTATGGTTTCGGACAGCTCCAGCCCGTTTTTCAGGCGGAAGCGGATTCGCTCATTGCTTTCCACGATGATTGTTTCAACGAGCTCACCGAACAGCTCTGCGTCAAAGCTGTCAAGGAAGTCCGGGCCATCATTCAAGATTTCCATCAGCTCTCTTGTTTGGGCGATGGTGTTGTCGCCATCGACGGCCAGAAGACGCTCCTTTTTCAGCTTTACAGCGCGGAGCTGCTCGGTCAACTCATTGCTCTGGGATATAAAAATGTCAGGATCAATGAGGCCCTGTTGTTTCAGCGTGGCCAACATTTGATTCTGACTGGTAAGATCGGATATTTGCTTGTTGAGTTCAATGACATCCAGGCTCCAGAGCATCCGGCGGTTGCGGATGGCTTGGAGCGAGGTGGTCATCTCCGTAAGGATTGGTTCGCCATGGTGCTTGAGCTTATAGTATAGGCGGATGAAAGCGTTTGTTATTTCATCTTCTGCAATTGGTGTAATGCCGCATTTGAGGCCATGTCTCTTTTTATCGTGTCCTATGCATACCCAGTATGTGATGCCGCGCACAACCTTGCGACGAAATAGTGACTGGCAGTCGCCGCATACTATCTTTTTCCGAAACGCATACGGACTGTTTTTCGTTAATGTAATCTTCTGAGCACGAGATTTCATCAAAGCATTTGCTTTCTCAAAATCTTCTTTTGGTACGATTCCTTCGTGTGTCCCGTATGCGTAGTAAGAAACCTTCTGTCCTCGGTTCAGCCGGCATTTATATGGAAGCGTATCTGTTGAGAAGTATTTTTGCCACACAGAATCGCCAATGTACTTTTCATTCGAGATAATATATCGAATAGCAGTTGAATCCCAAGCGACTTCACCAGATTTACACGGGATGCCTTCTTCTCGCAGGTCAGATGCTATCCGCTCTGTACTTTTGCCGGAAAGATACTCTTTGAATATCCGTTGTACGATAACAGCTTGTTCCTCCACAATGCGTATGGAATGGTCCTGTAGAGTATATCCGTATGGCAAGTTTGCGGGTATATATGTTCCGGCCTGCATTCGTTTTTGAATGCCCCACCTCATATTGCCAGAGATGGATTCGCTCTCGGCCTGGGCGAAGGATGCGAAGAGCGCAGTCATCATTTCGCCGGACATCGTCGCAGTGTCAATGTTCTCTTTCTCGAAGTAGACGCCGACACCGAGCGATTTCAGCTCTCTGATGGTTTCCAGGCATTCCTTGGTATTGCGGGCAAAGCGGGAGATGGATTTCACCAGAACCCTGTCGATCAGCCCTCTGCGGCAATCTGCCAAGAGTCGCTGGAAGTCCTCACGCTTTTCAGCCGATGTCCCCGTGATGCCCTCGTCCGCATATATGTCAACTATTCTCCAGTTTTCCTTGCTGGAGATCAGGTCACTGTAGTGACGGTTCTGGGCGGCGAAGGAGTTGAGCTGGTCATCAGAGGCGGAGCTGACACGGGCGTATGCCGCAACCCGCAATTTGGCGTTTTGGGGCTTTTCGGTTGCCTCGATGGTGATGACCCGGTATTGCTTTTCTCGAAGTGCCATGCTGCCGTCGGTCATCAGCTTTTCCGCCATGTCAGTTCACCTCCTTTTTTGCAACACAAACAATACCACAACACCTTTGAAATAGCTATTGAAAAGAATGCGATTTCAGAAAGAAAGGATAATGTCCGCACCGGTCTGTGCGGCAATTCTGGCCAAAATTTTGCGGGCCTCTCTTTCTGTGGTTTTCTTCTGCTCTATCAGCGTGCGGAGCAGTTGGGCAATGCCGCACAAATCGATATTTGTCATCTCGTTTCCTCGCTTTCGTGGATTTGTTTTTGATAACAGAAATATGGGACCCGATCAGGGAGTTTGAGGAGAAAAGGAAGAGGAGTGTAGAGGGGGAAAGATGAAGAACTCAGAGAAACGGAGGTTGAGGAGAAGAAGAGGATGTACTGTGATCAGATCCCATATTTCTGCTATCAAAAGAAAAACAGAGGGCCGCTCCCAAAGGTCAGGTGAGCGAGTGTAGGCTCCGAGTCTGGAGCGGCCCTTTGTTTCTTGATGCTGCTTAGTCGCCTGTATTCGACACTACTTCCCCAGGCAGGGCGGCAACTTGAACTGTGCTGGCGCACATCATGGGACTCTCACCCCTCCGAGGATCTCTCCGAGCTGCGTAAACAGAAGTATCATTGTAGGCTGATGGGGTCATGGCGGGGACAGCTTGCCAAGGCTGTCTTGGCCTGAGTGGGTATCGCTCTGCACCTTATTTGGCCGTCCTTTGATGCGGATCTGCTCCGCACAGGTGGTCTTCGCGCACTCGGTCTGACGCTCTCCCGATCAGCTAAGGTATTCAAGTTGCCGGATATGACCGCCTGGGGCGGTGTTTTTCAAGGTTCGCTGAGATGTTTTGATCTCACGAAGATTGTAACTCTGCGCGTATTCTTCCAACAGAAACAGAATGGAAAGTTTACCAACCCAAAATGGAAAGTTTTTAGAGGGATGCCTCCAATTCGGACAGCAGAGAGATGGCCATCCGCAGTCCGCGCTTCTGTTCCTCTGCAAAATCTCCTTTTCCCACCAGGAGATAATCCAGAGAAACATCAAAGAATGCTGCAAACTCTACGGCCAGCTCGACTGGGCCAGTCTGCTTTCCAGTTTCGATTTTTGCGATGTATGGAGTGCTGACATTCATCTTCTCTGCCAACTGCTCCTGTGTGAGCCCACGCTTTTTTCGCAAGCTCCTGATCCTTGAACCATAGTCCTCTCTATTAAAGTACATGGTGATTTACTCCGTCTTCTGAAATTTGGATGCGAACCAAATTTCGGAGCGGTGGGTCGCGGCAATGGAGCGACCGGACATACCGGACGCTGAGCAGAGGCCGCCATTTTTCGACAAACAAAAAATGCACCCACCGTGCGGTGAGTGCATACGAAGAGAAATATTTGCCGAGCTTTAGCGGTATATAGTGAGTAAGGACAAATGGTGTCGAATAAAAAAGAACCGCAACCCCTTGGAGGATTGCGGTATGTAACGTTGTTCTTTTTTCCCTGACCCCCGGCGGGTGTTCATTGCTCCCTATACGATTTCCTGCCATATTCTCCCCTTGCGGGGATAACAGACAAAAAGTGCGTTTCCCCTCACCGTTTCGATGGGGGTATTATAATAGGGAATTTTTAGGGGCTTCTTAGAAATCGCTTAGGTTTTAGGCAGTTATGCTGAAATTTGAAGATTATCCGCTTTTTGTATTATTATATATTCATATTGGCTAAAAAGCACAAGCCAAAACTATGCATTATATATGTGCAATTAGTCTGACAAGACTTTCTATATCTTATTTTTCTATTCTACCAAGGGTACACTAAACTTGTCAACATATTTCTTGTGGTTGGAGGGTTGGCAAGTGGA